CCCTTATAGGACTGAATGTCCCTTGGGGTAAGTGGTCTGCCTTGCTCTTTTTCTATGGCCATAAAAACCACGGTCGCAAAGACCATGGCCTCTATAGGGAAGCAAAGAGCAGAGCCCATAGACGCAAACTTGGCTAGGCGTAAAACACCTTGGCCAGGAACGTCAGCCTTCCTACTACGCGTGGCGTCGACCCCCAGGTTTAAATTGGGGAACTTTGACAGCATAGCGAGTACAAGCTGATTAGAAACTCTATCGGATGCTTCGCTTAAATCAAGCGTAGCGAGGGTTCCTGTGAGGGAACCTTCTCGTGCCAAGAGTTGGTTAGGCTCTTGATCTGTGAATCCAACGAGCCAGGAGCCGATATTATCGGCCTCAAGCTCAAGCACTAATGGCTCAAGAATTGCCTGTTGCATGTATTGCATGCAGGTGGGTTCTATCGCTATAATGCGTGGAGCTTCTAACGTTTTAGGTACAGGAATGACCCTAACGGGCTGCTCCTGACCGGGCGACAAGTAGTCAACATGCTCAGTTACGCGCCAAAAACGCTCACTGGGTATGGCGTAATCGACAAACGGAAAGATCATTTCCAGTCGATCGGTCCACACGGCCTGTTTCCATTTACGGTTGCCTTTTAGGCGGTCCGCAGTGGCCCCAGGTCCATGCTTTGGCAACACCTCTCCGTTCTTGATCATTCGATCAATTTTGTAGAGGACATTACCAAAAAGGAGCCCGCTCACGCGGGTAAAGGACGAAATGTCCTCATCTGAAAAACTCAGCTCCTTCAACTCTTGTTCAATCTCGACGAACTTCCGCATAGCGAGAGCCGTTCGCTCATCAGAGCAATCCAGCTCTATCTTCTTAAACACCAGTGTTAACTGGCGAATAGCGAAGATGGAATCTATGCATGGTGCGTCGAGTAGCAAACCAGTGTCGCGGTCAAACACATTCCCAAGGAAACCTTGCATAAATGCAGGGAGCCCGCCAGAAAACCGGAAACCGGCAAACTGGTCGTGGGACACCTTTCCTTTGGCGAGACTTTTTTCGAAGTCCTTACCAAAGTGAGGGAGGGTAATCGTTAAAAACGACAACCCCTCATGTTTGACCCGATCCGTGACAGTTTTGACGTCACGAATGGTGCTAGCGCAACTTCCCTGGCTGAGATCTTCAGCCAGAACTTTCCAGAGCATTATTAGGCT